CTGGCTCCGTAAACGGAGTAACGGGCCTGGTTTACGGCCACAACATCGAAAGTGTTGAGGCCGCAGGAATTCCAGAGCTACCTCAGACTAAGATCACCTTTACCGACGAGCTTCCTGATATGGGGGAGAACTACTCCCATTTTGCGTTTAACTTTTCGGCAGTAGATAGCTCTGGTTCCCCGGTGATACTAAAGGTTTCCGCCGCCGGAGCTAAAACTGTCGGCTTTATAGCTTGGAAGTGGTTAGAAAACGATTGGGTTCCAATTGATGGCAGGAAGCTTGGGTTCACCCTTATCGTTGTAGATATGGACTCTGGGCAGTAAAAGGGCAGCACTAGAGTGAGTATCAATAAAAAGCTACCTATATCAATGCAGGAGATCCGCTGGAACTTCAAAGGGGAGGAAGGCGACATCAAAAGCACTGATCGCTATGTCAGTGATATGCGCCAGCTTGGTATAGGTAGCCGCTTCGACTTAGAGGGCTATAACGGCATGGCCTACGGACTCCAGTACCAACTGGACGACTATGGCTGGTCTACTCACGGCGATATCTACAAGCTAAGTAAAGAGAGCAGCGACAAGCGACTAGAGGGCGCTATTACTAACGTAAGCGACCAATACGCAGACTGGGACAGTGACAGCCAGCGAGGCAAGTACTTCTACCTGTTCATTGATCAGCAGCCCAGTGACAGAACGCCGGGGGCCGTCTATATCAACGGATGGTGGTACGCCAATGAGCCGGGCGACTACAAGGTAAAGATGAGCCTAGAGACGGTCGATGGCTGGGCGGACGGCGCGATGTTGATAGGCGCAGTTTTTGGATACCGCAACGGCTATCTCGACGGCGAGCGTAAGGACTACATCGTCCACGGGGTCGGAGAGGAGAGGGAAAAGAACAAGATATACGAGTATGAGGATACCTTTACGGTTGATAAGAACCACCGCCACGTAGTGATGAGCTTCAGCGTTTGGCAGCCGGGAGGCTACGGCTACAACGCCGTTTCGTATGCAAGAGTACACAACGTAACAGTCGAGAAAATCTAATGAGAACTTTCGCAGTCATGTACAAGCCCGCTTTTGCTCATCCGCGATGCAAGAAGTTTCAGGCTCGTAGTTTCAAGGACGCACTGACCAAGGCCGGCAAGAATATCGACAAAGATTTTGATCCAACGAAGACGCCGCTAATGCTGGTCGATTTTCTGGAGGAGAGGGCAGAGATGGTGGCCGATCAAGGCAACGGGAGAATGAGAATTCTTGAGGATGAAAACTACGGTGAGATGACCGACTTCACAAGGAGAGTTCTGTGATTGCCGAACAATTATTCGGTGACATCATCTTTGCCCTCAAGGGCGCGAAGCCAGACGTTGGTCGCGGATGGCAAAAACGATGCGCCGTCAACACAGAATGGAACATCCTGCCCCGCAATAACCTAACAACTAGAGAGTGCGGGTACGCCCCGTTGAAATTGGAGAAGTGCAATGGGTCTTGAGACTGCTAAATACATCACCGAGCTGGACAATAGCTGGCCAACACCTAACGACGCAATATCCTCCGGTGACGACCATCTTCGCCTTATCAAGCGCGTACTGCAAGAGACGTTCCCGGAGGCTGGCTCCCCCCAAGCGCCGATTGTTTATCCGAGCATGGAGCAAGGCTCGGTGGTACATAGCGTGGCCGGTAAGTGGGCGGAGACTGACGGAGTCAGGATCGACACGGAGGGTAACATCCAGTGCGCCAACCTCAATGCCACCGGCAACGTGTTCAGCCAGTCTGATGAGCGACTGAAGGAGAGGCGCTCGACCATAGATAGCGCCCTGGACAAGGTTAAGACGCTTGACACCTTCACGTACATGCCTAACGAGCGGGGCGTGGAGTGCGGGATGGCCGCCACCGAGCAGGCAGGCGTCTCTGCACAACAGGTTCAGGCGGTATTCCCTCAGGCGGTACATCAGGCAGACAACGGCTATCTGGCCGTGGACTACGCACGGCTGTGCGTTCTCCTGCTGGAGGCAGTTAAAGAGTTGAGCCAAGAGGTGGAGAGCAAAGCGTAATGCTAATCAATGTACGCGGAATCGGTGAGGTCGGGGTCATCTCAGATGTGGCTGCATGGGAACTGCCGCCCAACGGATTGACTGACGGCCGCAATTTCCGCGTCATGTCCGGCAAGATCCAGGCGTCTGGCGGATCGAAGAAGGACAACGCCACATACAAGTGGGACGAGCAAATAGGTAGCTGGGATGGCTCAACCGAATATAGTTGGGGTTCAGGCTCCGAAGCCAGCGGTGACATTGGTCACATCCTGCAAAGCAGTGACTTTGAGGGGAACAGTGCGTGGCTTGCATGTACCAGCAAAACTGTTGAGAGCTACTCCGATAACAAGTTCGATGTCATCCTTGACATTGGCAGGGAGGTTGACGAGCGATCTTGGACTAGCTGCCAGATAGGTCAGGTCACGTTCCTGAACAACCCCTCATTGAACCCTGTCTACTTTACTGACTGGTCTACGGGATCAGAGCAAGCCATTCACCTCCCTTGGGTGGCAGGCGGCGACTCTTGGGAAGATAGAAGTGTGTCCGCCAGGATCATGTGTTCGCACAAGAATTTCTTGTTTGCCATGGGCATGACTGAGCCAGACCCCGTCAGCGGCGATACCGCCTACTACGAGGACAGGGTCCGCTGGTCGCACCCCTGCGAGCCTAACGGCATCCCCTATACATGGGAGGGTGCTGACGTTGACCCGTCCAGCCTGGCGGGCTACCTGACGCTTGGCCGTGGTGGTCGAATCGTCGGGGCAGAGAGCCTGCGTGACAGCTTCGTTATCTACTCAGAGAAGGCGCTCAACGTGCTTGACTTTACCGGAGGGGCGCTTGTATGGCGCAGACGAACGCTCACCCAGAACGCCGGTCTAGTTTCACGCGACGGCTTGGTTGAGGTCTCTGGGCGGCACTACTTCATATCCAACGAGGACATACTTGTATTCGACGGCAACAACGCCCAGAGCATACTGCACGGCAGATTACGCAAGCGGTTTGGCAGCACCTTGAACGAGGACGCACGGCACACTTCGTTCGCCACCCACCATAAGATGATGGGGGAGATCTGGTTCTGCGTTGCGGAGGAGGGCTATGACCAGCCCAATGTCGCATACGTCTACAACTACCGTGATAACACCTGGGCGCTGAGAGATCTCAGCACCGAGCGCACGTTTGCCCACGCCGCATACGGAGTTAAGCCCACCGCTACCTACGAGTGGGAGGCTTGGGAGGGTCTGTGGGCAGACGAGCGGGCCACTTGGGCGACTGCCAACAGGCAGGCGTTTGACGGCGCTCTGATCGGCGCGTCCGGCCCAGACGTTTACAACCTCGACACCCAGAACCCTGACGAGGAGGGGCTGACAACCTTTATTGAGCGCACACACATGCCTATCGTTGGCCATGAGGACGTTAGCACAATCACTAGGATCTACCCTCTGGTCGAGGGAAAGACCCCAGTAAAGGTATCGGTAGGAAGCCACCACTACGCTGGCGACGGCGCAAGATGGGCTGGCGATAAACGTGAGTTTTATCCCTCGACTGATCGCAAGATCGATGTCAGGACTTCGGGTGAGCTGCACTCTTGGCGCGTTGAGGGGCCAGCCAATGGCAATTTCAATATCAGCGGCCTCGACGTTGAGTGGCAACCGGCTGGTTCAAGATGACCTACAGGGCAGAACCTGTACCAGACGGCGTCGATGAGGATCTCGCCGAGTTCCTCGACAGACAGTTCTTTGGGATTGATTCGCACCTGTCTCAATTCACGGCCCCCATTGTCGGGCCGAAGCGTAGCGGAGGTGTCTCCGAGGGCGGTAGCTGGAACGACAATCAGGGTAGCTGGGATGAATCGCCAGAACGTAGCTGGCTCTCTAAGCGCAGTAAACCAGAGCGCAGTATGCCAGACCTACGTCTTGAGATGGGTGCAATAGTTTACGTTCGTGAGATGGGATTTTACGGATGCGTTGAAATAGAGAATGGAGATCTCGCATGGAAGAAGCTAAACCTGACGTAGCACAGCCGCGAGTAGCGAATATTCGCGAGGAATGGGACTGGGTGAAGCTAGGCCTAGAAGAAATACAGCAACTTGACCCAAACGTGTCGTGGCGACCTGAAGACATTTACGCAAGCGTCCTGTCAGGAGAGAGTCTGCTATGGGTCCACCCTGACTTCTTCAATATTTCGATAGTAGAGACAGACGAGTTTACGGGTCACAAGACCTTCATGCTTTGGATCTCTTGGGCGAAGAGGCGTGGCGGGGCTAACGCTGTCACCTACGCAAAATTTTACGAAGATGTGGCAAGGCATCTCAATTGCCAGCGAATATCTACCAAGTCGGTTCAGATGCCTGCGGTTGAGTATGCAGTTGACAAGGTCGGCTGGGAAATCACAGAGATTACTTTTGGAAAGGATTTGAGGAAATAACATGGCAAACAAGAGTAAGAACAACAGCAAGCAAGACTCTAGTAGCTCTGGGGTAGGCGTCAATTCTGGCATGGGTATCAACTACGGAGTAAACACCTCTGGTAATAACTCCTCGTCCAGCGGCAGCTCCTTTAACAGTAGTAGCCAGGACGTATGGGCAGGCCAGTCACCGCACCTAGCGAACGTCTATGACTCCGCTGGTGACCAATACGGGCAGGCCATAGATTCGATCAACGGTATGCAGCCCCAGGTACAAGATCAGGTATCCGGTGCGTTTAATCAGGCCCAAGGCGGCTATGGCAACCAGCTTGGCGGTGGGTTCGCTCAAGCATTGCAAGGTCAGGTCGGACCTAATGCCTACACGGACGCTCTGGCTGGCGACATGATGAGTGACGCCGCGAAAATCAAGCAGCAGAACCTTGGAGGTCTTGATGCAAGGGCGGCGGCGGCAGGAATGTCTGGGTCGTCCGGCTACCGCGATCAGGTCAACCAGATGTCCGATAACGTTGATGAGCAGACCATGCAGGGGCTGAATCAGCTCCGCTTCAATTCACAGAATCAAGGCGTGCAGAACCAACTGAACCTCGCGGGGATGATGGATCGAAATCAAGCGGCTGGGCTGGGGAACTTGGGAGCGATGCAGCAGGGTGCGATGAACCAGTTCAACCCAGCGATGGCAGGCCTCAACGCCACAGGAGCTTACGGTCAGATTATCGGCGGGCCTACGGTACTCGGATCGTCTGCGGGTGGCAGCTCAAACAGCTCAAGCAGCTCGGGCTTTAGTAACGGCATGAACGTGGGCCTGAACACAAATCAGGGAACAAACATAAACAACAGCACAGGTCACGGTACGAGCAGCGGCTCAAGCTGGGGCTTTGAGTATCCAGGAGCATAATTATGTCAAGAAAAAGCAAGAGCAAGGGCGGTAGCACTGGTTACAAGGCCGTACCAAAAGCAACGCAGGCACAGGCCGACAAAGCACTAAGCGGCATTATGGACAAGCAGACTTCGTTTCTGACCTCGCTACTAGGTCCGCTAGTGGAGAGGGGGGAGGCCATGATGGCTGAAAACCCTGGATTCACTAACTTTATGCATAAGACCGGGCAAGCTAAGGACAGTGTGGACAATGCCTTGCTTGGCCCTGGCAGCTTGCTCTCTCAGTTAGATGAAGTTTTGGGTATTGAGAGAAGCCCACAGCCAGACGTTGCTGCACCCAATCCGCACGGGCTGACACCAGAACAGTTGGCGCAGATGGGCAAGCACGGGGGCGTTAACGGCGCATACCCCACAGGTCAAGAAGCGCCCTTCGACATTAACAACTACATGCGTAATCACTTCAAGCTGTAAAGGACCGATAGATGGCTATTGACGATTTCAGAACTCAAGCCGACGCGATGCGCGGTCTGTTAGGCAACCTTGGGGTTACCGACGAAGACTACCTTAATGCCGATAAGGCAAAGGTTAAGGCGGCAATAGACTCCGTAGAGGCAGACCTAGCCGCCGATCCGCTAGTGGCCCCACAGCACTATGCGTCCGCGATCAAGGACGAAAAGGGTACGTTCGGGCTGCTGAAGGATGCGTTCTTCGGTGAGATGAAGGGTCCGCTGGCCGCTATGTTTGCCCCTGACTACGTGGAGGCGAAGACGAATTACGCGACAGACTTGGCGGCTTATGGCGCGGCAGAGAAGGAGCGTCTGAAGCTGGGTGTCATGGACCCCCAGGTAGAAGCCTTTGCGCGCCTTTATGACGAAATCGATCCTCGGCGAGCCGCTTATATTCGTGCCGCTAACTCTGTTAAAGAGTTTGACGGTAATGACTACACGCTGGCTGAAGGACAGAACCGCATTAATGGCTTCGATAATAGCCTGCTGGCCTCTGGCCCCAGAAAGCTCACGACGGCAGAAAAGAACTTTAATGCATATCAAGGCATGGCTGACGACTCAGACAGTCAAGACACCTTCAGCGGCTTTGTTAGAGCGCCTCAGAACATCAACGGTACGCTTATTGATCCGCTTACTGGCATACCAGTTGGCGGCAGCATAGAGCCGTGGTTGCAAAACACTGCTGAACAAACGGAAGTGGAGACACTCGCAGAAAGTGATGCTGATTTCGGTGCAAAAACATTTGGAGGCGCGGCAGATACCTACAGAACCACCTGGGAGCAGTCGCAGATTATCAACGAGCGGTTAGCTAATGTTGATCAGGCTATTGAGATGTTCGATCCAGACAATCCCGATAGGCTGGACACCGGTCCTATAAGAGGCGGCATCTTTAAGATATTCGGTGTTGGCCCAGAGGGCATGGCTACAATTGACAATCTGAGCGTTCAGGAGACGATGGAATGGCTGATTAACTTCAAAGGCCCAACCACCGACTATGAATTTGACAAATCATCTGCCGCTGCCTTTGCCAACATCATGAAGGGCGAAGAGGTTAACGCAGAGCAACTGCAAGTAGTAAGGAAGACCCTAGAGAAAGTGGCGCGGTTGAATAACGCCAAGGGAGAAGCGGCCTACGGAACTTTGCAGGACTATCTGGGTGAGCCTGGAAAGCCCGGTGATAGAAGCCGAGACTTTGAGTCCATTAACAGGAACTATAAGCCTTGGTTTGAAACAACCATGAAGCCTGACACCTACATAGGGGAAGGCGGCGTAGAGACTCCCTCATTCGCGCAGTTTGAGAGGGATGCAAAGGACCGCAACTTTGAGGGCGATGTGCGAGCCTTATACAAGAAGTTATATCCAAACGCAGCAATCGGGAGATAAGGATGTCATACGACCCCGACAAGATATTCGGTACGTCTGCAAACAGCCCTGCATACGATCCAGATGCAATTTTTAAGAATGCATCAGCAGAAGTGGACACAAGCTTTGTAGACCCCAATATCGATAGTGGCGACCTCGGAATGTCCGAGGATGACTTTGCCCCAAAGCCACAGGAAGAGTCTGAGATAGGAATCATGGGCGCTTTCAAGGGTGCTTTTGAAAACCTGGGGATGCTGTTGAGTATGCCTTATGGGGTTGCGGGAGGGGTTGCTGAGGCCGTCAAAGACACGGTGACCGAGGTCGGTACATTAGCTGCCGGTATGAACCCCTTCAGTGACGTTAAGCTCTCAGACTCCACTATGTTTGACCAATCTCCGGTAGAGAGCGCCCAGGGCGTAGCGTCTCAGTTTGGCGATGACATGGCGCAATACATGTACCTACCCCAAAGCGAGGAGTCTGCGGTCGTAAGAGACACTGTGGCAGACGCAATACCTCGCGAGGCTATGCAGATCGCTGAAGCCTTGCCCCCGTCAGGGGTGGCCCTCTCAGCCACTAGAAACGGTATCAGGATGGCTGATGACCTAATAGGGGACGGTAGCGGTGCTGCTGGGGCGGCTGTCAGGGCGAGAGGCGAGCGAATTGACGCCAATCGCCAGACGCTGTCTGGGGTATCTACGGGCAGCAAGTTTATGGCCGATGAGCATATCGACATGATTGAGAGTGCGCCCGTGGAGCAGAAGCGGCTGTATAGCCAGATCAGGGATGACTCCCGGTCTGCGAACAATGGCGCTGGAGCCACTGACAGAAGCTCCTGGTCTGTAGTGGGCGATCAGTTTGCAAATCGCGCAGAGGTTCTTGGCGAAGTTGGCGAGAGCTACTCAAGAGACATGGACAAGGCAAGGGCCAGCATCAAGCAGATGACAGATCAGGGCGGCGTTAGAACGCTCACGGGAGATCTGCAGACTGAGATGACGGACTTCTTGAAGGCTAACAGAGTAAAGATAGACGCTAATGGCAAGCTGGACTTTTCAGACTCAGCTATCTTCCAGGGGCAGGGCGCTTTGCAAAAGGCTGTTCGTCGCTTTATGAGCGGTACAACAACCGAGAGCGGCATTGGCGCTGGCACAATGAACTATGCCTCGTTTGAAGATCTGCATTATCTGAAGCAGGCGCTCCAGCAGGCTGGTTACGGCGCGAAGAGAAACGTGGGTGCTGGGGATAGATCAACTCAAGTTATCCAGAATCTGTCTGGCATGGTTAACGGAACCATCCGAAAGATATCGCCCGAATACGCAAATGCGAATGACGGCCTGTCGTCAGTGATTCGCTCTTTTGAAGATTTGGCGGGAGCAACGAAAACAGACGTTTCTCTTGGCGAGGCAGACTTCACTACAGGGGAGTGGCGAAAGGTCGCGCAGAACAGTCGCCGCATGATCAGCAACACAGATTCTGGCATCAACATGGATCAGACCCTCAAGGACATCGATGAGGTACTGCTGAATGAGTCTGGCAAGGGTGCTAACGGCAATATCTCTCCAGAGCAGTTAAAGCGATTAGGATTTACTCCAAACTCTGACGGCGGGTTCGACCAGCAAGTTAACCTTCGTCAGCTAGCCCTGTTTGCCAACTACATGGACATCTTGAATGGAGACGGCAAGCCAACGGCATTCAAGAACCTGATCGCTGAAGCTAACGACAGGCACTTTGAGAATCTAGCGGCTAACTCTATCTGGGGTAACCAGGTGGGAGCATCGGCCGCTGCCGTGAAAGGTCTCCAGCAGAAGTTCCGCACAGAGGCGTCTCAAATGCGAAAGGCTGGTGAGGTGGTAGAGAAAACAGACAAGCTTCGCGCCAACATAAAGTCGCAAGTTGATGAGGCAATTGCGGAGATGCTGGGTCGGGAGTATCAGTAACCGACTGTATGTAATTCACTGTATGTAAATTGGTGTCTGAGCCTGTCTTTTCGTGTCCAGCTCAGTCAGGTGGCCCTAGTGTTTATGCGGCCTGTGGCGACTGAGGTGTACTGAGAAGCAGGGGTTCACGGACTTAAAATCCCTAGGCTTAACGGCCGTGCCGGTTCAAGTCCGGCCCCGGGCATACCTTTCAGCGATGTGGGCGCTATTTTTAGGCCTCTACTGTAGTGACGACAGTGCTACAGTCCGAGGCGCTTGTGGGCATCGTCCATCGCGCTGATGTAATCAGGAGCGAGGTGAGCGTACTTCTCAGTCACACCAACGTGGCTGTGGCCCATGATCTTCTGCAGCACCACAAGAGGCATACCGCCCTTCTGAATCATCCAGGAGGCGAAGGTGTGTCTGAGGTCATGAAAGCGGATGTGGGGCATACCGGCCTTCTCACGGGCCGCTTCCCACTCCACACGCAAGCTGTTCAGTGAGACACCCCATGGGAGCATCTCCATCCAAGGATGCAGGAACTCCGGTACAGTGACCGTCAGCGGCTTTCCGTTCTTAGTATTGCGCTTGCCGTTGTACATGCCGGGTATATGCAAGTGAGGCTTGCTCCACCACTCAGGCTGAAGGTTCAAGATGTTGCCCTGACGCAGGCCGGTGAAGGCAGCTAATTGCACCATCTCCTTCCAGGGTGAACGCATGTGCGACAGGATCTCTGCGACTTCGTCCTCAGTCAGATAGTACTCGCGGGCTGTGTCCTTCTCTGAACACTTCTTGATCTTGTCACCCAGCGGGGTGTCGAGCCATTCCCACTCTTTGTAGGCGAGGTTCAGTACGCGCTTAATGACAGACAGACGACGATTCACTGTGAGGGGGCTGTAGCCCTCTTTTAGCATCTTGTCTTTCATCAGATGCGCCTCCTTAACCATGTCGGTCAAGGGGACGGGGGAGAGGTGTTCAGTGTTGCGAGTATGAGACTCCATGCTCGCAGGAGGGACGTAGCGCGCTAATGCGTGACCGTAGGTGCGGTTCTGCGGCTTGAGGCTCTCGCCTTGCTCTGCGGCGATTCGGGCTTTTCTTTCAAACGCC